ATCTCATTCCATCTTTCTTGTCATCATCAAATGTATAACCGTTATCAGTTAAGCATTTGCGTAGCGAAGGCATAGCCTTTACTATCATATAGCGATATGGGTCTTTTTTATCTTTCGCCGTAAACTGTGGCGGAACCCATATGTTCTGTGCTATATCGCAAGGAGTAACTTCTCCTGCTCCTGCAATAAGTACAGAGCCACGTTTAGCAATCTTCTTCATTACTTTGTGAGCGTATACTCGACCAGAGTCATCAATAACACGACTGTCAGCAACTAATATGCTCTTGTCGTTATATTCAATTCCGATAATCGTTGTCATTGTCCCCTCCTAAATTATCTTCGGCGAATACTTCTTACACTTGCGTTGGCTTCACCAGCCCCAGAAATACTAGAAAGAAGACTTAAGATATCTGGTGTTTCTTCTGCAGGAGGTAATTCTACTGGTGCTTCACCAGGAAGAGCGCCTTCTACTGGAGCGCCTAAGGGAGCAGGGGACGGTTGCTCAACCATTTGTTCGGCAGCCCCAGCAGAAGGAACCTGCTCTGCAGGTGCGAATGTTTCTTCAATCGCATCCTCAAGGGCTACACCCTTTTGGCGAGCCCTAATTACTGCAGCAATCTTACGAACTACATCGCTAGCATCTCCGCCTTGTGTTGCCATAGCAGGAATTGCTTGAGTATATGCAGTTAGAGAACCAAGTAAAGCCTGACGCATATTCTCAACTTCAATCTTTTCAAGTTCTTGTGTGACGTTAACCGTAAATGGTAGTTCACGCATTGCTAGGTCTTTGGAGATAAGTCCTCCACCTAGAGCCTGTAGCATAAAGATAAGACCCTGTGCTGGGTTTAGACCCGCAAGCATTCCATAACGAACATCGGCTGAGTAATCGCCTTTAATGTCCTTAACAGGGTTATAGGTAATTTCATATGGTGAACCAGAATCAACACCACGAATAGTCTTAACGTCTGGGAATATGTTTTCGTCTACTTCAAAACAAATCTGAATAACATCACGAAGTGCACTAGCAAAGATTGCTTGAGCGGACTTAACTTGGGTATCAAAGGCACCCATAAGCGCCTGAACACCTTGTCCTGTGACAACAGATGCATCAATGTTACCTGTACGTCCTTCAGGGTAACGTGCACCTACACGCATTTCTTGATTAAGAAGCGTCTGTTCTGTGAATGCACCTTGCGGTAAGTTTAGTTCTACGCGACGAACGCCCGCTGGGTTGTTTGTGCGGATAACCGCATCGCCACCAAGCATAAGTTCTTGAACGTCAGAAGGAAGAACAATAGGAGCCTGAACAGATTTCTCTGCAGCCTCCATAGCAAGAAGTGCAAAACGGTTGCGAAGCAACTGAATACCAATAATGTCATCAAACTGACCACGCATCTCACCATCAACAGATGGCTTACGAGCGCAGACAATCATCATTTTACCTAAAGGATTGTCAGCCTGGGATAGAATCAGGTTGCCCTTTGTTGGTAAATAAACTACTGACTGGTCTTTGTCATAGTAGCGAATCATTTCAACCTGTTGAGTTAAAGATTGCTCATAGCGTAATTTGCCAAGCAGTTGATACTCAAATTCAGGGAACAAGGAAACAAGTTCGCCCAATGTCATCGTATAACGTTTTGCAAAAGCAACGCAACGTCCGTAGCGGTCAAACTCAGGGTAAGCCCCTATTGGATTTTCTAGGCGTATGCGAGGCAGTTTTGCTTCTTCATCCAATTCAATTACGAACGGGAGGAATCCATATGTGAGGTACCAGTCTGCACCTTGATACATTTGTACAGATAAATCTGAGTGAGCAAAATAATTAGAGGCAATGCGAGTGCGTGTATCAGCAAACTTGCGAGCGCGGTCAGAAACTGAATTCGCCGCGTTGCAGTTAACTGCTGGTAGTGGTGCCATAACCTCTGAAAGGTCTCGCGCCACAATATCAACAAAATTTGCCACGACATTGGCATCTACCCCATCTGGAAAGAAGTCAGGATATACGCTAGCAATCTGACCTTTGCGAACAGCAAGGACGTCTAGATTACGAGCATCCCTGTCTGAGGCGCGATAGCGAAGAGATTCGACTCGCGCTGCTACCTGTTCGATTGAAAGTGTCATAGGTTCCTATCCGTATATATCTTGCCATTGCTCTGCAAAGGCTTCGTCAAGATTAATTGTTGTTCTGCGGTAAGTTTGAGCCTTGGTAGCCCAACGATTATGTACCCAGCGCTGCTGAGAAGTTCCTTGTTGCATCATCTCACGTATGCGGATGACGGCAAACCAAAGAGCCATAACACAGTCAGTAGCGTTTTTGGTATCAGGCTTCCAAGTAATCAATTGCTGTACTAGCGCCTTAAGACCTTCGCTACCTTCGTTGCTAGGTAGTTCTATTAAATTATTATCTTGGAATCTTCCATCTCTAAGACTGCCGAAAAGACCTGACATAGAAGCCACACCAAAGTTAGTATCCCACTTATTTTTACCAGTAAAGTGAGAGTTGAGTTGGCAGCCATACATCGAGAGCCAGTTACGCAATTCGTCGTCGAGTGCGTAGGCTTTCTGGTGGGCATTTATTTCAATCCTTAGTTCTTGTGCTTTGTATCTTTGTACCCAATCTTCTATAAGGGTACGAATCTTTGCGGGGGTAGGGTCGGTCATATTTACACAATCAAGAATATAAATCATTCCGTCGGCCTTGTTATAAGTTGTTACAACGGCTGCGGTATTACCAGTCATAGCAGGGTCTAGCCCTATAACGGTATACCCCTCGACTTGTTGTGGATGACCTGCAGCGCCTGGTTTAAGTGGGCCGCGCTTTCGCATACCGTTGACGCATCCTGCGACGGATGCTGGCGGGAATATTGCGTCCTCTGTAACATCTTCTTGCTGATAGACCATAGCCCATATAGAGGGAGCAACTTCGCTTCTTCTTGTAAAGAGAGCGGGTCCGTCCCACTTTGGGTAGAGTCCATCTTCATTAATCTCATCATCTCCGCCTTCAGCGCGGTCAGTCTTAGGCCATAAGGTTTTCCAGTTGCTTGGCTTCTCATCAAACTCGAGGACTGCTGGCATAGCGCAGTAAGTGAATGGCGATTTCCCACCAGTCCAGTTAGAGCCGTCCCTTATCTGTTTGTATAAGTCGACAGGAGCAACACGGGTCCCTACGATTAATAGTCGCCCGTGTCGTCCCAAACGCGTGATGACTTCTTTTTGAAGCCATTCAATTTGCTTCTCCCACTCGTGGGAATTTGAGTTCATCACGACATCATCGAGGATAATCAGGTCAGCGCGTGCACCGTAGATTTGGCTACCAAAGCCTAGGGCTTGAACCGTAGGGTCTTTCTCGCCAGAGTCTCGACCTGTGCCTAGATAAATCATATCGGCGGACCACGTAGGCGAGTCCGCTTTATAGCCTCCATTAGGACCAAAAGCAGTCTGGAGTTTAATCCAAGAAGGATGGCTTAGCCTAGTCTTAATTGCTGAGAGAAACTTACGAGCCATACCCTGAGTCTTTGAGACCAAGATAATTCTTATATTCGGGTTAGTGGCAATTCGGTAGGTGACATAGTTGATGGTCAGTACCGTGGACTTAGCGTGCTCAGGGGGAACGTTAATCAGGACTCGGTTATCAGCGCCCTTTTCAAAAATCATACTAGGGTGGACCCAACGGGGCTCACGACCTTCAATCAGGTCAATCCAGTCAAGTTGATGTGGGAACAACTTGGTGTCTAGGAACTGCTCAGAGAATTCCTCAAAGGTAATATCTTTTAGATTCTTAAAGTCAGCCTTAACGCCCTTGCCCTCTAGGCGGGCCTTGTCGGCTCTTTCCTTAAAGTCAGGGTTAGCCATAACCCATTGACGGAAGGTAACCTCATTGCGGTTAACCGACTCCATAGCACCCTTGATAGTGCTACCTTGGCTCAGTTGAAGGAGCACCCGCTCCATAGCCTCGCCCTTTGGGATGTCCGTCTTACCCGACTTGCGCCCCACTAAGTACCCCCATTAAAAACTACTATAAACGCCCCTTTATAAACGGTCAGAATATGGGCACCTTAGTCTATATATATAATATTAATATATATTATATTAAGTCGCGTAGCCCGCAAGAGGCGGAGCGACGCTCCTATAGATATATAAATATCTATACATATAAGAAAACCTGTTCAAATCGTAAAACCGAACAGATTTATACAAAGTATTTTTAAAATATATAGATATGCGCCCTTTGGGCGATATAAGTGCTGTTCAGATAGATATGGGCGAATATAACAGAAATATTTTGGGTGACTCTATATACATATATACGCGCGCGTTAATATAGCCTGGGGTCAAACCTCCCTGAGTGGTGTGTCTGGTTTGGCTGTAGGTCT